CCTCAGCCACACCGTCGCGTTTGACCTGTGGGTTTCCGAGATAAGAATTTTTAGTAAAAGATGCCATAATATAAGTGTATCGTCTTATTCGACAATATCACATTCCTTTTTACCTTCCTTTCTAAATCGCTTGTTGTATCCTTTCTTGATACTAGCAGAAACCCCTGCCTTTGTCAAGTACATATAGAATTGCTTTGCATTAGTTAAAGCATCAAACTCTTCGCCACTAGTCATTTTAATCTTCGGATTCTTCTTCATCATTTTCGTCCTGATCAATTATTTTCTCATCAGATGCGCCCAATAGCATACGCTGGAGATCTGTCGTAGACCCCACAAATAGATTATTGTTTGTAGTACCCCCACTAGACGATTCGCTAGGAGCATCTTCTTTGGTAATTTCTTTCTGCTTTTTATTCAGATCCATTAACTTATCGTTAACGTCAGAGATACCTTTGATCATACCAGAAAGAACTTCGAACGCACGAGGGTGTTCTGACTCTCGCGCAACTTCAATCATCAACTCTAAAGACTCCCGACCCTTTTCGATTAGGTCGTAGTAAGTCTCTCTTGAATATTCATAATCTGTAGTTATATTCTTAGCCTGCACATCATCAACCACGGCAGGGACATTGCTTGAATCACTCATCACGTATTACCTAATTATTTGGCAAGATTATATCAGTATTAAATCCATAGTCACCGTCTGGACTCACGTCTATAGGTGTTGGTGTAGTATTTATAGTTTCCAGAAGAGTGTCGCCTTCCGGAGTTGTGAGATTCAAATTGGTGTTTACTTCACGAATAATCGGAGAAGTGAGTTCAGGGCCATAGAAGTTAACTTTCATTTCAAAGTTCATAGTGTATATAATAGTACGTCTCTGCTCTACAGGGCCTTCAAAATCATCTTGAAAGTCTAACCCACTTAATACTATTGGAACGTCTTCTTTGATATCTGGTTGATCGGCAAAAGGTTTTACTGTGAGTGTATATTGTGGTGCGAAATATGGAATTATTTGCTCAACAACCTGTAACGCGTCGTCTTGAGACTTAGCATATATGGAAAGAGAAAACGAAATATTATATGGAACGCCAACATACATCTTACGTTGTGAGGCATTATCCGAAGATACTATACCACCGAAACCATTTACTTTAGGTAACTGGCGTACTGCATCATATGCAATAGAAGTAATTTCAAAAGACATACGAGGAAGTTTTATAGCAACTCTACGTTCTGCTTCCTCTCCATTGCTCATCTCTTCTAGACGTTCTATAAACGATCTCTTTGGAGCATATGATAAAGGAACCTTGACTTGAGATAATACCTTTCCTGCTGAGTCTGTTCTCAAAACGTGTAAGTCATTAAATAGTGAACCGAATACGGCAACACAAGTACGGACACGTTTGTGGTAGAAGTGACCTCCCATCATTATGATATATCTCCGAATGGATTGTTCTCAGAAAAGTCAACGAAATCTGTAGCGAAATTATCGAACACTTTATTTTGAGAGAGTGGTTGAAGTTCGTTTATACCATCAGTTACAGATACCGGAGTTAATGCGCCCCAGTTACCCATTACTGGTCTATCAGTTCCCCACGTGCGAAGTTTTCCGCCAGTGGATCCTGTATGAGCAATCTTGAGTAGACGAGTTTCAGCGTTGAAGTAAGTTACTTCTCCCTCGATTCTGTAAGTAGTATAGTCCTGATAGACATCTTCGCCTGGCGAATAGTGTTGGTCATCACCAGTCACTTCCATTGTAAGTTCGTATTGGAATGCGTGCTCTTCTTCGACTTGGTCGATGATCTCAATACCAGTATCAAAGTCTTCATCAGAGAACTCAAACAATTCACATTGCATACGGAATTGTGGTAGTTGTGATAACTGGTAGAATGGTGATTCGGTCTCTACCTTTTTAACTTCGAAAAGTGATTGTGTTAGGGGAAGGAAAATAACATCACCCTCCCTAGGACGGAAATGTTTCTCAGTAAGACGATCACCGATCAACTCTTGCCATCTACGACGAGCAATTACAAATGTTGCTTGGTCTCTCAGTTCGATACCAAACTTAGTGAATAGGTCTCCCTCACCATCGAAAGCATCAGTGTTTTCAATATACACTTCAACTTTATATGCGTCAGAGAACTTTGACTGAATGCTATCTAGAAAGATTTCTTCTCGTTCAACAAGTTCTCTTGGAAGATAATATATATCCTGTCCATAGAATTTTATTGATTCGATCAGAATGTCTTCGTAAAGATTCTGTTCCGGTCTGTGTGTTTGACTGATATATGGATTAGTTGCCATGAATTACCCCACGAAGAAGATCGGGCCTTCATCTTCCTCATTGCGGAATCTTTCCATCATTTTCTCTATATCCTGTATAGCATCTTCGTAAATTTGACGTGCGTTGACGGTGACTCCGCCAGGCAATGTCATCCCATCAAACTTGATTAGGTTAGTACCCCATTGACGCTTTATAATTGCGGTAGCATATTCTTTTAAGAATCTATGATTCCATAGGGAATTGTATTCCGCAACGGTAGAATCTGGATTTCTAATGGCATAGACTTCGAACAATACGTAGTCGTCTACTTTAAGGTTTGTTTTGGAAATGTGTAGGTTAATACGATTGTATTGCCTATCAAAGGTGATCTGTGGTATTCCACCCAACTTCATGTCTAGCATGGATAGGTTCTGCTGCATCTGTTCATAGTATGCAAGGTCACCCATAACACCAGAACTACTAGTAAAATCTGTAATAGTATGTGCCATAACCTGCCACGCATCACTAAACCAACCTGAGTGAGCATTATTGAAAGTCATAGGAACCATTCTAACAACTGCGGATATATCTAAGTTGTCTGCCAAATCTACAGTTTGATTATCTATATCAGTCTGTGTCAATTGGTGTTTTAGATAGTATCGTTTAGAACCGTCCGGATGAAACTCGCGGAACCACTGTAACGCCTCATCAATACGGTCGTCTAGTTGTTCTTCGTCTATGTTGACTTCAACTACCGGATGCCCTAAGGCACGTAGGCAGTAATCTATTAGTTCTTCTCTATTTGTTGAATACATGAATATAGTCCAATGTTGTTACATACTATTTATACGTTTATTTATATGAAAAAGAAATGTAAAAAAAAGGGGAAACCGAAGTCTCCCCTTTATATCTTAGTTTTACTTTAAGATTAGTTAACAATAGTACCGTTTACATCATAAATGTCGATACGGTAGTATGCTGGAAGCTCAGTACCCAGCTTGTTAGAGTCTGCAACGAGTAACGACGAAGCAGTTTCTGCTGTGTCTACTTTGATCTCACCTGTTGCTGCACTATAAGTGATACATAGACCACCAGACAAAGCAGCTGCAGAAGCAGCGATTGCTGCAGCTTGTGCGGCATTTGCTTTACTAGTTGCATCAGCAGCTGCAGCTGATTTGATCTTAGATGAGGACTTGTCAGTAGCACCATTATCAGTTGTTAACATCTGAGTTGCTAGAATAGAAATGTTACGTTCCATATCTGCTGTACGACGAAGAGATGACTTTGATCCAGACATTGCGATCTCGTTATCACCCAATGTGCCAGTAAATGCTACTAAATCACCAGTTGAACTATACTTATACTTTTTAGTTTTGTCTAATGACACATCAGCCATTACACCATTCTTTTTTACTTTTCTTGACATTTTAAATCTCCTAAGATTTTACTAGTGCTGAGAATATACCCTGTACATTCCATGGCTTATGATTTAATCATAAACTAAGTAGGGAGTCGTCAAAACTCCCTACCGTTGACTAGTTATTTGTTTTATGAACTAAACCCTGTTACTTCAAGTTCGTCTCCGTCAACCAACTGACCTATCGCGATTGTAACTGTAGTACCTGATACTGAATACTCATCAGGACGTAGAAACGTTCTGTTTAAGAAGGCACTATAATGCTCTGCACTAGATAAGTCACTGAAAGTGAAGTTAACTGTTGCTGTTGCATTAGTTGTTGCTTGAGAAGATGTAACTGTTTGCACTGAACTGTGGAAATGTGAAAGTTGTGCAATCGCTGCAGCTTGTGCGGCATTTGCTTTACTAGTCGCATCAGCACTTGCAGTTGCTACCGAAGCAGCATCTCCAGAAACACGTAGTGCAGCTTCTGCATTAACTTTAGTAGTTGCATCAGTACTTGCCGTAGAGATTGCTGCAGCTTGTCCAGCGTCTGCTTTAGTAGTTGCATCAGTACTTGCTGCAGCTTGTGCGGCATTTGCTTTAGTAGTTGCATCCGTACTTGCAGTAGCGATTGCTGCAGCTTCTGCGGCATCTGCTTTAGTAGTTGCATCAGCACTTGCAGTTGATACCGAAGCAGCATCTCCAGAAACACGTAGTGCAGCTTCTGCGGCCACTTTGGCAGTTGCATCAGAACTTGCAGTCGCAGCTGCAGCAGATGTAACACTTGCAATCGCAGAACTAAGTTCAGCGTCAGTTGCCATCGCGTCTTGTATTTCTTTCAACGTATCGAATGCTGCACCAGCACCATTAGTTACTGCTGAGATTGCTGCAGCTTCTGCGGCATCTGCTTTAGTAGTTGCATCGGTAGCAGCTGCAGATTGAGCAGCATCTGCTTTACTCGTTGCATCAGCACTTGCAGTTGCTACAGAAGCAGCATCTCCAGCGATACGAGCAGCGGTTTCTGTAGCAACTTTACTAGTCGCATCAGAAGAAGCAGTTGCTTCAGCTGCAGCTTGTGCGGCATCTGCTTTACTAGTTGCATCGGTAGCAGCTGCAGCTTCTGCGGCATCTGCTTTACTAGTTGCGTCAGCAGAAGCAGTTGATACCGAAGCAGCATCTCCTGCGATACGAGCAGTTGTTTCTGTAGCAACTTTACTAGTTGCGTCAGCAGAAGCAGTTGCTTCAGCCGCAGATTGAGCAGCATCTGCTTTAGTAGTTGCATCAGCAGAAGCAGTTGATACCGAAGCAGCATCTCCAGTTGCGATTGCAGTAGTTAAAGATGTAACGTCACCAGACTGAGTTGCAGTTAAAGTACCAAGCTCTGTGTGTAATTCGTTAAGAGCGTCAGCAACATTAGAAGCACTAGTGTCTAAAGCTGTAGTACCTACCAAAACTTCTAGGGCGGCAAATTCTGCAGCACTGGCAACACCAGTTGCTAATGTAGATTGCATTGCAGTAATTGCAGCAGAATTGTTAGTTATTAAAGTTTGGATATCACCGTCTTCACTTTGGAAAAGAGCAACGATTTCTTGTAGTGTGTCCAAACTTGCAGGAGAAGTACCTAGGATTAAGTCTACTTGACTCTGTAGAGCAGCAAGGCCAGGTGCTGTTAGTGTTGCAACGGAAGCAGATATTGCACCAGTAGTAACTACACCAGCATCTGTTATTATCAGTTGGCTGTTTACAGTTACTTCACCAGTAATGGCTGCGCCATTTTGGATCATAAATTTCTTGTTAGAACTCATTTTTTAATACCTTTTTAAAATGTGTGAGGGGTGGGGGTGGCGTGAAACCACCCCCGAATATGAATTATGCGTCCGTGTATGTAACGGATACTGATACAACTGCACCAGCAGTTACCGCAGTATATGTCAACTCAATACTAGAACCGTTTACCTGAACATCGGTATCACCAAGTAGACTACTACCTGTGAATAGAATACCAAATTCAGTTATGTATGCGTCTGTTCCGTCATGGATAACTAGACACTCGCGTGTTTCGAATTCTCCGCCATTCTCTACTGTAACTATGTACTTAGCAGTACGTGTAGTTACTTTGTTGAATGTATCAACAACTGTAGCAGAAGTTCCAGCAACAACATCAGTACCTTGTTCGAAGACTTTGATGTTATCAGAAAGAGTTTCAAGACCAACCGACTTAGGATCTAGTACACCAACCGAGTTAGTAGACTGAGCGATAACTACCGCTTGAGTTCCAACTGGAAGAGCAGACGTAAAGGTAATGGACTGATTAGGAGCATCAATCGAGTAGTGAGTCGATGGATCCTGAATAACACCACCAACAAATACCATTGCGTTAGCTTGTAGAGTATAGAAGGTTAGAGCGAATGTAGCCGTAGAACCGTCACCATTAAGAACTTGACGTTGTGCGTCATTGAATGCTAGTTCTGTAGGATCTATAAGTTCAAGACCTGAAAGATCTGTCTTAACACGAGCAACCCAACCATTCTTACCAACATACGTTGTATCAGCTACATCGGATATTTCGAGGAATGATTTAGCAGTGTCTATAGAGAACACACCAGCAGTCTCAGAGACATTACCTTCTCCAGAAACATCAACTACACTTACCGCATCATGTACGCGAGTAGCTGTGAAGTATTGGTTAGTACCTTCCGCAAGATCAGTAGTAGACTTAGTAGAGATATGTTGAGCAGCAAGACCAGAAACTAATTGTCCCTTGTTTGCAGCATCGCCATTAGCAACACCATCAGCAAGACCAGTAATCTTGTTACTACCCATTGCTAGGACACCAGTCATCGCATCGCCAGACTTAGCAACCTTACCGTCGATTGAAGTCTGTAGACCAGCATCAGCAGTTGCGAATTCACTACGTACTGCTGTATCACCAGCAATTCGATCAGTGATCTCTTGTGCAAGACCTGAAGCGTTAGTTGAGATACTAGTTTGGTTAGCAGAGACTAAACCTGTTAGGGTTGAATCAGCACCTTGGAACGCAGCAACTATCTCAGTTAGGGAGTCAAGAGCAGCAGCATCAGTATTAGAAGTGATGAAGTCTACTTGAGTCTGTAGTGAAGATTCAACACCCTGTGCACGAGATGACTCAGATGCAATTGAAGAAGCGTTAGTGGTGATTAATACACCGTTTGCAACTTCTGCAGCTGTAGCACGAACGATCTCAGCAGCTAGTCCAGTAGAGTTAACACCTTCCGCAGCACCAGCACGAGCAATTTCAGCAGTGATCTGTGATTGCAAGCTTGCATCACCAGAAATACGTGAAGCAACTTCACTTGTGAGTGCGGTATCTAACTTCTTGTCAGCGTCTGCTAGAGAAGTAGATGCGTCGAGGTAAGTAGTGGATGTTGGAGTATCGTATGTTCCGTTAGCATTTACACCAGCAGCAAGTTGAGTTGCAGACATTTCGCCTTCAACAACACCTAGTCGTGTATCTAGACCATTATCTGCGACTGCACGTGCAGTTGCTTCAGTAGTAATTTGACCAGCAAGTACGAGATCAGCATTGTTACGTAGAGTTGCTTCACTAGCAACGATTCCGTCTGCATAAATCTTAGCAGCGGCTTCGCCATCGTCTGCTTCACTTTCTGCGTAAGACTGTGCAGAGGCAAGAACAGCAGCGTCTCGAGCAATGTAGTCTGCTTGATCAGTAGTTCGGAATGCGCCAAGATCAGTACGGATCAGTGTGTCAGCAGCGGTGCGTGATAGGATTTCAGATGCAAGTGCATCACTATCGGCATCGGCACGAGCAACAGCAGCGACAAGTCCAGAAGTGTTAGTATTAACTTCACCATGAAGTTCATTGACTGCACCAGTAATGATTTGTGAAGTAGTTCCGAAAACACCAGTACCTAACTTAGTTTCTAAGTCATCGATGTCGCCTTCGTTAACTGTTAGACGACCACCTTGTAGTCCCTGTTCAGTTTCTAGAGCAGTTGCACGTGACTCAACAGCAGTTGCACGTCCTTCGACAGCATTCATTTCACTTTCTAGAGTAGCAACCTTAACCGCTTCTGCGTCTAGTTCAGTGTGGATCTCGTTGACTGCACCAGTAACATCAGTTGCGACAGTAGCAAGTACTGTAGAACCCATTTGAGTCTGGAGAGTGTCAACATTACCTTCTTCGGTAGTTACACGAGTTTCTAATGAAGTTGCACGACCTTCTACTGCGGTCATTTCTGCCTGTAGAGTATCGACATTACCTTCTTCGGTAGTTACACGAGCTGCTAGAGCAGTTACGTCTGTACTGCTAGATCCAGAACTAGTTACTAGTTCGTTAATCGCAGCAGATATATCAGTTGCAGTAGTTGTTAGAGTAGCAGAACCTTGCTTAGTCTCAAGTGCAGTTGCACGTGACTCAACAGCAGTTGCTCTTCCTTCGACAGAAGTTAGACGACCACCTTGTAGACCCTGTTCAGTTTCTAGTGAAGATGCACGTACTTCGACTGCGTCCAACTCTGTTTGTAGAGTATCGACGTGACCAGCTTCAGTATCTAGTTCTGCGTGAATCTCATTGATTGCAGCAGATACGTCAGTTGCGACAGTTGCTAGAGTAGCAGAACCTTGCTTAGCTTCTAGAGCGTCAATGTCACTTTCGTTGACTGTAAGACGACCGTTCTGAGTACCTTGTCCAGTTTCTAGAGAAGTTGCTCTTCCTTCGACAGCAGTTGCACGAGTTTCTAGATCAGTTGCACGTACTTCTACCGCATCAATGTCACTTTCGTTGACAGTAAGACGACCGGAGTTAGCAGTAATGACTCCATCTAGAGAAGTATCAGCAGTTTCGAACGCAGTTACGATTTCTTGTAGAGTATCTAAAGTCGCTGATGAAGTACCGATAATGGCATCAACACGAGATTCGACTAAATCAACATCAGTACGTAGACCTGCTTCAATTCCAGTTGCACGATTTACTTCAGCAGTAATTTGTGTCTGGTTGTCTGCGTGGTCAGCAGCTTGTAGATTTGTTAATGCAAGAATGTCTGCATCATTTGCAGTGATTTGCGTTTGGTTAGAATCAACATCAGTACGTAGACCAGCTTCGATCCCTTCTGCACGTGTCTTCTCAGTAGCAGTAGCGGCAGCGTTAACAACTTCTGCGGCAGTAGCGCGAGCAACTTCAGCAGTAATCTGTGCTTGGTTATCATCGTGGTCTGAACTTTGTAGAGTTTCTAGAGCAAGAATGTCTGCGTCGTTTGCAGTGATCTGAGTCTGATTAGAATCAACATCAGTACGTAGACCAGCTTCGATTGCAGATGCACGAGTAGTTTCAGCAACAACCGCATCAGCATTAACTACTTCCGCAGCAGATGCACGTGTAACTTCAGCAGTAATTTGTGCTTGGTTATCAGCGTGATCAGTTGACTGTAGAGTAGATAGTGCAGCGATATCGCCATCGTTTGCAGTGATCTGAGTCTGGTTAGAAGTAACAGCAGTCTGTAGACCAGCTTCAACACCAGATGCACGAGTAACTTCGGCAGTAATCTGTGCTTGGTTATCAGCGTGATCAGCAGCTTGAAGTGTCTCTGCACTATCGATACGTGTTCCTAGAGCAGATTCTGCAGCTAGAGCACGAGTATTCTCACCAGTAATAGTACCAGCATTTGCAGTGATGTTTACAGTATTAGTGTTTACATCAGTACGTAGTCCAGCTTCAACCGCTTCTGCACGTACACGTTCTGTAACAACTGAGGCAGCATTAGTTGCTTCAACACCTTGTGCGCGAGAAACTTCTGTTGCTAGGTTAGTTGTTAGAGTAGAGTCAGCAAGAATTCGAGCAGCTTCTTCAGCGTCGATTTGACCCTGTAGACTTGAATCACCAGATGCACGAGTAACTTCTTCTGCACGTAGATCGATTTCATTCTGAGCAGCGAGAGCTTCAACTGTCGTCATGTCACCTTCTAGTGAAGTAGTACGTAGAGATAATGCGTCATCAGCAGCTAGACGAGTTGCTGCTTCAGCAGAAACCTGTGAACTAGTGAAAGCATTAGATTGTGATTTTGCAGTTGCAATACGAGCAGTAACAGTATTACCGACAGTACCATTTACAGAAGCATCTCCGATAAGAGCAGCATCTTGTGCATCAGCATGTGCCGTGGCGACAGCTTGATGTGAGTCTGCTTCTTGATCAGTATATGCTTTTGCCGATACAAGAGTCGCGGCATCAGCAGCGATACGAGCAGTTTCTTCAGCAGTGATCGCAGTTTGTAAACCAGTATCAGCAGTTCCACGAGTTGACGCTTCAGCAGTGATGTTAGTTTGCAGAACAGATTCAGCACCTGTAGCACGAGTGGTCTCACTAGAGATTGCAGTAGTGTTAGAAGCAATCAGAGCAGATATGTCTGAGTCAGCACCTTCGAACGCAGCAACGATTTCTGTTAGTGAGTCTAAAGTAGCTGGATCTGTGTTAGTAGTGATGAAGTCGATTTGTGTCTGTAGACCAGCGTCTCCTAAGATACGAGCAGCAGATTCAGTTGAATCGGCACTTACTAAAGCAGCAAGTTCAGTATCGTTAGAAGTGATCTGTGACTGTAAACCAGACTCAGCAGCTTCTGCACGTGTCTTCTCGACAAGTACTTTAGCAGATGCGTCAGCAGAGGCAACACTTTCTGCGGTAGATTTAGCAGTTGCAATTCTATCAGTAACAGTATTACCAGCAGTTCCGTCTACAGTACCATCACCGATATGAAGATCATCTTGAGCTTCTGCGTGTGTCTGGGCAGCGGCCTGTGCAGTAACGATGTCGGCAGCGATATCAGTACGAACCTGAGTATCGGCAACAGCACGAGCAGTAATTTCATCTGTTAAGTTTAAAGAGATCGCAGCTTCTGCAGCAGTAGCACGAGTAGTCTCAGTAGCAAGACCTGTCGCATTAACTGATTCTGCAGCTCTAGCAGTACTTGCTTCAGCAGTAACTTGTGCTTGAAGAGATACAGTTGCTTGTTCTTCCGTAGTTACACGAGCAGCCAATGCACTGTCAGCAGCAATTCTAGCAGCTTCTTCTGCACTTAGTAGAGAAGTGTTTGCAACTTCTGCCGCAGTAGCACGAGCAGTTTCTACTGCAATCGCGGTTGCGTTTGTAGTTTCTACACCAATGGCACGAGCAGTTTCCGCAGTAATTGCAGATGAGTTAGCGATTACAGATGCAGATAATACGTCATCAGCGTCTTCGAATGCTTCAATTATTTCAACGAATGAATCGATTGATGCTGGATCAGTGTTGTTTAAGATGTTATCAATACGTGTAGAAAGACCAGAATCAGCAGATACAGACGCTGCTTCAATTGCATCTTCACGTAGGGTTGCGCGAGTTGCCTCGGCACTAATATTAGATTGTAATGTAACGTCAGCTGAAGCGCGAGTAGCTGCTTCTGCCGCGATGTTAGATTGTAGTAACGTCTCAGCAGCTGAAGCTCGGTTAGTTTCTACTAGTACAGATGAAGCGATATCGCTTGCAACCGCAGTAGAAGCACGTGCGTCAGTGAAATATAGATTAGTTCCTTCTGATAAATCTGTTGATGAGAATGATGCGAAAAATGCGTCTGCACTTATTTTCTTTAATGCGTCAGTACCGACATCATAAAGAAGGGTAAAACATTGCGCTGGATCTGCCATGCCTGTAAGGACGGTTTGTCCCTGTACGGCACTTTCATCGAGCTTGGTATTTAGTACTGCTTTATCCGCGAGTGCTGCGGATTTAATCTGCCTAAAAGCCATTAGGTATCTCCTAGATTATAGTTAAGTGGTTTGATGTGTTATAATTAAAATATTTAATAATATATTAACGAAATTTAATATAGATGTCCGTTCCTGCTGGAGGGATCTCAAAAAACTGTATCGCGTCCGCTATAGTTTCATAGGTTTCTTCGGGGTGTTGGAGAACGTCATTAACCCATACATCGATAAGATCATCGCGAGTTGGTACACCATTCAGGGTGAATAGTGCAGTGTCGCCTAAGGTAGTGATCGATTGCGCTTCCGGTATTACCGATAGCTCATTGGTTGATGATGACGTACCTTCTATTAACTCAAATAATTGAGTTTCTTTCCCTGGCTCAGCGGTAACTTGTACTTCCTTGGACTTTGCTAAGTTGAAGAGACTTTCGGCGAGTATACGGTTTATAGATTTATTATTGATATTAATCATAAGATGTATTACTATGTGATAGTTTGAATACCAATGTATTTATACTAAATTAAATCTTTGTAATGCGACTAACTTAATAATAATACCCATTATGCACAATCCAATAATGTATAGGTAAGTATTATGTAGTTTGTTATAGAGGATTATGTAAGTGTTATAGATTTTGTAGTGCTGCAATGTCGCTATCTAATGATGCAAGTCTTGCTTCTAGTTCATCTATTTTAGTTTGAGTGGCAACTACTTCGCCATTTAACGTGTAGGAACCAAGAAGTTGGACTCCTGTTTGATCCAATACAAACCTATCATCATTAAGATATTTCATCTTAAATTTAGCACCATTGAATCCCATATGCTGTAATATGGAATCTACGCTATTGTGATAGAATCTGGTTTCTTCGTCTGTACCTACTGTAAATGCAAAGTGGTCATCTACAATAAGGTCGTTACCAAGAGAAACACCTGTCGAGTTGTAGGCTGCTATCTGTATTACCATCTCAGCATCTACTAGGTGTGTTAGGATAATAGTATCCCCTGTATCTGCAACGTAGTCAATCCCTTGGTGGAGTAAGACACCGTTTAGATATACCTGAACTCGTGAGGCGTAATTTGGGTTTGGGTCATAATCTAGTACGTTACCAGAATCATCAACTCCACCAATTGTTTGTAGGGTTCCGTCTGAGGTGTATATGTAGGAGTTGAATGTTGTTGTAGCAGAAAGATTGTCGGTTCCAGTTCCAATCTCTACGATTGTCTGAATCCCCCCATCATACTCTCTCTTTATATAGA